CCTAATACACCTGGTAAAAAACCGCGATTATTCGCAACTGCAATGCTCTCAATATTAAACTCTTCCTGGGGTATTGTTACCTCATGAGCGAACCAACATCCAACTAATTGCTGATTATTGTAATTTGTTAATATTTGCTTTGCTGCGTCAATATCAAAACCAGATTTATCTCCATCTACACGCTCTAAACCTTGTAGTATTTGCGTGGTTAGACTTGTTGGAAACCGATCAATCAACACAACCCATTGTGTCGACATCGGTATGGCGGTATTCCATACCGTAGTGATTTGATCTAAGAATACATCACGTGGAAATACACCGCCTGTTGAAGAATAACCTGCTCCGGCTTGTGCACCGATAAAGCTCTGAGTAAGTAAAGTAGCTACTGGTGTAGAAGCTGCAATGCCTGCTATAGCAGAATTAATCGGATTGTTAATACTCACCTAATTATTTAGGTTGTATATTAAAAATTAGAGGTGACTCTGTGCTGGCGTAGATGTTGTTGGAACACCAATCTGAGTTGAAACTACAGCACCACCTGTTGGTGCAGTGCGTACAAAGTAGTGATAAGCAAGGGTTGCTGTAAACTCCACAACAGCTCCATCACCAGCAGCCATTGTGTAGCTAATTGGTCCAACATTACGTGGTGTTACACCATAAAGAACATATGTTGCAACTACATTGTTTTGATTATCAAGCTGTGCGAGTGTGATAGTAGCATTTCTACTTGGTGTATTATACTGTCCAGTACTTGACTGATCATCAAATACCCAACGTGACCAATCTTCAAATAATTGACGAATACTTGAAGCTTGATCAGCGTAAAAGGTGATCGAGTAACCTGTGCCATCTGGATAAGTAGCGGTTCCTGGGAGATTGAAATTCATCCCCATATATGGAACCGCAACATTTGTAATTTCACGCGCAGGTAATGATGCTGTCTTTGCATACACCAACAATCCACCGTCAGACATTGTGTATGCTCCGCCGCCATCACTTGTTATTTCAAGAATACGGAAGTTAAAATTACGCGAGAAATTGTAATTTGTCGCCTGTGTATAAAAACCTTGGATTGTTTGTGCTGTTTGTGACATAAGATGTAATTATTTATTCGTTAATAGTTCCTTTTAGGCTACGATCTCGTTGAAGTTAGCACTCGTCTGAGTTGCGTAGAAGTTAACTAAGATGAATTCTGCTGTTCTGACCGGCTTGAGGTAGATGTCAACAATCAATTCATTTTGATCGATAACTGAAGGTGTATTATTGCGTTCATCGCAGACGATCAAGTAATCATAAACACCCTGTGTATTCTTTGCATAATCAAAGATAGGTGTAATTGTGTTTACAAGGCGTGTGCGTGTGAAGAGTGTGTTAGGCTCGAATACAAAGAACTGACATACTGCATTTGTCTGTACTTCGAGAGTCAAGAACAATCTACGTACGTTAATACGATCGAAAGCACTTGGCTGCTTCAATGCTGTCTTCTGACCGTAGATTACATACCCTTCATTAGGGAATTGAGCTACAGGGTTAAGACTGATTGTGTAGAGCTGATCACGTTCCTTCTGCTTAGGACTATAACCGATATCGAGAATACCTGTTACAACACCACGTGTAAATCCTGCAGGAGCAAACCAAGGCTGGAAGTTACTATCTGTTCTTGCCATTGCTGAAGCAGCGAAGCCTGAGAACGGTACCCATACTGGTTGATTTGATGCATTATCAAATACCTGTACTACCTGTGCGTAGATCGCTGTATAGCTATTGTTAAATGAAGCAAACTGATTGCGTAATGGCCAGTAGATATTGAGTGAGAAGTTATTATTAGGGTTAGCTAATGTCTTAACACCAGGTGCCTGACCGGTTACGAAGATGTTTGTAAGAGGATCGGCGATGAAGAGGTGATCCTTACGAACATTTGCAGCGAAGTTAACGAAGTTCTGAGCAACAGCGTTGTAGTCAGTTACGATCTGTGCAGGTGTTGCTGGGTTCTGTGCACTAAGGTTGTAATATGTATTATTATAACCTGCAGCACCGACACCTGTTGTATATGGAACTGTATCATCGAAATAACCGATTGTGTTTGGATTACCATTTGCGTTAGCAAAGATAGTACCAAGACCGGCTTCTGTTACAATGGACAATGGCCAAGCTGCAGGATCCTCAAGATAACTCAACATGGTGTTGACCTTTGTAGGTACACTACCGATTGTCTTGACTGATAAATCTTGAGCTGAATAATCACCGAGTGGGTATAGAGCATCGGTTGAACCTAATACACCGAGTAAACTTGCGTATTGGGCTGATGTAGCACCAGTACGTGTATAAAATGTATCGTTTGGTGAACCTACACCTGGTAATCCCGATACACTTGTGCTTACGGTAAATGATATCGAATCACTTGCGAGTGGTGTTTGACGTGCATTATTTAAAAGACGTACACTCTTATTAGGTATACCTGAGAGATTAAGCCATGTTGAAGAATATTGCTGTGTAATATATGGGTTAACGATTAATTCAATATTCTTTGAATTGTTTTCAACGTTACCGAGATAGAATGATAACGGTGATCCGCCTGTTGGATTATTGATTTGACGGAAATAATCTAGTGAACCGACATAACCTTCAGATAACACGAAGTCGAGAGCGATTGTATTTGGTGAAAATACCGATTGACGAAGTTTGAAGAGACCGAGAGCAATACTATCGTTGAAGTTACTTGTTGAAATATCGAAGGATGGAATTGTTTCCATTACTTGTGATACACTACCGTTTGTACCATAGTTTGATGCAGCAGAGAGCGGGAAGTTTAATCTCTGTGAAGGTACTGTTAGGTAGTTACCTGGTGTAAATGCTGAAGCATATGAATTAACAGTATAGACATTGTTAATATCATTAAACGGCGTTGAAGGATAGAGGTTTGTATTATCAATTAAACCGATGTAGTTACCTTCAAAACGTGTATTAATAGCATTTTGTGATTCATTAAGAATGATCAAACCTGCATTACCGAATTGTGAGATAGTAGCAGGTGTAAATGATGCTACAGGTGATGCGCCAGAGGCGCCTGTATTGCCAGCATCAGAAGCTGATAGCCATGTAAATGCAGATCCATTAAGGATAGCAAGGTATTGCTGTTGAGTTAAGCGAACGTGACTAGGTGCACCGAACAAATATGCGCCCGCAGATATTGCGAGGTTAGTTGATGTTACGGGAAGTGTTGATGTAAAGGTATATGAAGATAACTGCTGATAAATGAAGTTATTTGTAGTTGAAAGTGCATAATTTGTTGCATTTGCAGATAAGGCACTCAAACTGAGCGCATATGCACTGTTTTGATATAAGACAGTTGTAGAAAGACCACAAAGTGTAGTAGAAAGACTGTAATTTGGATACCCGTTAAATGCAGTTAATGCTGCTGGTGATGCAACCCAAGCTGCACCATTAGCGGTAATATTTATACTATTTGAATATCCAGATATAACATTATATGATGTAGTTACAGGTTGTGTAGCTACTGCAGGATATATAAGAGCACTATACTGACTGGAATAATCGACGCCTGCAGCACTACCATAGGGGAGACGATAAGCAACTACATTAGCAGGTGATTGAAATACGGCAGCTGCTGTCTGATAGAAGTAACGCTCTGCAGCGTTAGTCGGTAAACCGAAGATCTGCTCCCAATCGGCGAGAGAAGCAACAGTAATGGGTTCAGAAGATGGGCCCTTGGCAGCGAAACCAGGGATTAAAACGGTTGTAGGAGGTACACCGGGTGCTGCAAGAGATAAATCGACTTCGCTAATCTGTACGCCCGGGCTTTGTAGTGTAAGTGCCATATAAAGTATTTATACTTTTTGGAAAATATTTTTTTAAGAATTATAAATCTGTAGCCCAATTTAACGGTGTGACAATGAGTTGTGAATATTCAAAAGTGAAACTCGATTCTAATTCCGTAGCATCTCTGTAATTATACTCAATTCCATTTAAAGTAGTTGGAAAAGCGTCAATATATTTAAATTCCATAATGCGATTATTGTATTCATCGAGCGCAAATATTGAAATTATCGCTTTATAGTCACTTTCAGGTGTTTTTACATATGTTGTTGCACCTTGTGTGTAATTATTCTGATCGTATAATCCTGTTTTATCGTTATTGAGCATGTTTAACCATGTGTATATCACCCAGTAATTTGTAAATCTGTTGTCAACAGTGAAGTTTACTGTTAAAGGATCATATGGTTCACGGCTATAGCTTGTTTGCGCAAATGTCTGGCCAGAGAACCGTGCATTAGCTGATGGTACTCTTATACTTGGTATCACAGAACCATGCACTGCAAACTGTAAAAGATCTAAGTTTATATTATTATTGCCTTCTAAAAACCGTGAATTTATACGTTTTAACGCATCTGGAACATTAAGAACAAGTCTAAACTTATCTTTTCTCGATAAGTTAAAAGGGCTTTGTATGTAATCTACTGTATTTGACATATATTATTGTAGGAAATGCCACCCGTCTTGATTATTAGAATTAAGAAATGACCAGCCTTGTGATTCAAGATCAGCAATACCTGTATCCTTTTCACTTACATCACCTTGCATAATAATAGGTAGTGGAGCTGACATATCTTGTTCTTTTTCGTTGTTATACGATGATATCGGATTTACAAAATATTTAATCCCGTAATCTAATGACTTTAACTTTAACGGTCGTTTATTATCATCTAACTCTACTATTTCAAAGTATCTTTCCGTAATTTCATTTTCTAAACTCATAAGAGCCCAGATTAAACTCATTACTCTATCATCCCAGTTATCAGATCCCGGTCTTGCAGCCCAGGTACCATTAGGATATCGTACAAAATCACGTAGTTCACCAAGAGTCTTAAGATCTCGTATACGAATTACATTGAGTTCATTGAGCCAATACCGCATATTAGTTACGCCTTTGTACTTTGTATTAGTATGTGCTACTATACCGATTTTGTTAAAAACCTTATCTCCTGCTTTTACACCATATGATACGAGATTCTCATATCCAAGTGTATTTCTTAGTTGATCAACAACTTGCGCACCACAATTATTACGTTCAATAAGAGCTGGCGGTTTACCCCAATGTTCTAATATTTCATTTAATTTTGTAGTGAAATTATATGGACTCATATTGCGGTTATGATATACTGCAACCTGTTCAATATGTTGTAAATTAGTAATATCTAATACCTGTATTACTGAAGCTGCTTCACCTATACCTTCGGATACGTCAACACCAGCTACATATAGCCTATCTTTATTAGGTTCATCCCATAGAAGATAATGACCTTCATCAAAAACAAACTTTGGTTCACTACAATCTAATTTTAGTTTATCAAAGAATTCCTCATCTACAGCACTTTCACCAGATTGAATGAATACATTTCCATACTCTTGATCGAATGATTCTCTACTACCGAGTTGCTTGATAGTATCATTCTTCCATTTTTCATCTCTACCTGGTACCTCCCACCAATCTACACGTTCGGCATGCCATCTATTCCATTTTTCGGGATCTGTTTCAATCGCGCCTTGATAAAGATCGAAAAACAAATTATTTGTACCATTAGGTGTACTAGCTACAAATATCTTTGATTTCTTAGAAGATGAAATAATGGGATATACAGATTCCCAAAATGATTCAACCATATGATTATCAATAAACGCTAACTCATCAAGAATAAGACAATTACAACTATCTCCACGACCGGCGTCAGAGCTTGTTGTACTAATACCAATACTTGAACCATTGGCAAATACTACAGAAGTCTTACCCCATTCAGTAACACCAGGCTTTAGATAGTTCGGTAGCTTTTCATAAGCCATACGAATACGCTTAAGAATATTAATAGCCGTGTTTTCCTTGTTAGCAACAACAAGCAGACGCTGATCTTCTTGAAAACAGGTAACCCAAAGAGCGTAAATTGTCATCATCGTCGTCTTACCAATCTGACGTGAGGCAAGAGTTATAACAAATCGATGATCTCTTAGACTTCTTAAAATTCTCTTTTGAAAATTATGTAGCTTAATCTTTATTTTACCTTCATCAAGATTTGTAATATAGAAGAAGTTTTCGGCAAAGTAAAGAATATTACGCTTACACTTAACTAAATCCTCTACCCATTCGGGATGTGACTCATAATCAAATTGCGCATCCTGTGTCGGCAGATTCTCATTACCTAGGTAATATTGCTGTTTTTGTTTTTTAGTTGGCATGGAGCATAAATACTTAGTAGATGAATACCTCACGTATATTTAACGAAGTTGGCGAGCTCTACGAAGCGTCAATAATTAATGAAGGCAAAAGCCGTTTTCCAGTAC